TCGTAGAAATACCCGGTGTTACGACGACCGTTGCTGAAGGCCAGCCAGTACCGGTCCAAAATGTTTTCGGTAAAGAAGCCCGCAGCCACGGACCAGATCGAATCTGGGATACCTGACGCCTCGTCGAAGATCACCATCATGCCGTCCATGTTGTGGACACCGGCGTAGGCGTCTGGGTTCTCCTCGGACCACAGCTTACCCTCAGCACCCCAGTACCGAGTGCCTTTACGCAGGTCACGCTCGACCAGTTCAGTCAACCAGTTGGCCGGGTTCAGGCTCGTGGCCGTGGGTTCCCACCAGTGAGCGTTCAGGCTCATGGTGACCCACTTGGTCAGCTCACCCCACGTCACCTTACGCAACTGGTTCTCGCTGTTAGCCGACACGATCACGCTGGAGCCGATGCGGGTAGACAGCATCCACAGGATTAACCACGACACCAGTGCTGACTTGCCCACACCCCGACCCGACGACACAGCCCTGCGCATGGCATCGATCAGCTCATCGTTACTCAACCTGCCCCGGTTCTCCTTGATGAAGTCCCGTATCCTGCGCAGCGTCCTACGCTGCCACGCACGAAAAGCTTTGAAGTGCTCAAGTGGGGTGTTCTTCTGCCCCCAAGGGAACGCAAAGAGCACAAACGCCTCGGGGTCGTCCTTGATAGACGGACTCCAAAGCTGCGCCATGAGCATCTGCTCGTCTTCAGGCGAGTAACGAGGCTTCTGCATCAGTTGTTTTCCAATCGAGGTGTCACGTCCGATACATCTGATACGTCCAGCACCTCACCCTCAATCACCCGAGCCTGTGCCTGCGCCAGCGCCTCAGTGATAGAGATGGTGCCACCGAGTTCAATCTGTTTTGTCTCGCCGTAGCGTTTCCTGTTATGCGCACTCATGAGCCACTTGCGCGTGTCGATGCGCAACTTGTCCCTGTTGACCGTATCGTTCGACTGTGGGTCAACGGCCTCGGCCCCATCGGCAATCTCAATGATCTCGCCAGCCAAGAACTCCGTGCGCATCTCCTGCGCTTCCTTGAACCGTTCATGACGAGTGGCATCCCGCTTGATCCAACGCAGGAAGTCCTCGTAACTCACGAGTCGTGGGTCATCCTCGACAAGGGACTTGAGTGAGCGTCCACGGTAGACCTGTTCGATGAAGTTTTCGAACATGTTCTCGTATTGCAGGTGCAATAGCTCCCGCGCCACCTTGGAAGCACTTTGGGTACTTGGTGCATTCGAGGGTGTTGCATCTGGCACGGACAGCCAATTGGGTAGCGATTCATCGGTGACAACCGTGCCTACGAACGAGTTAGTGTCTTGTTTCATAGTGCTGTGAATCGTAACACAGTGATTCTGTGGGTGCAATGGGATGGTTATGACCCATTGGGTTTTTGATTTTTGAAAAAATTTTCACGGAGTTCGTGATGCCTACGTAGCCGTGACCTCTGGGCGCTCGGCCCTACCCCCTCCCCCCGGATCAACCGCACCCATGCACCCAATGGGTCAGCACCCTGACGCACCAGTCACCCAATGGGAACCGATACCCAATGGGGTAAATCACCCAATGGGTCAGGGATTCAGGGGCAAACCCAATGGGCCAAAGGTCATGACCCAATGGGTGAGGGAATTCCCCGATTGATTGACCCAATGGGGTAAAAAGGGCGTGATTCAGGCAACCTGTGACAAATGTCCTCCGCACGGGCGAGGCTTAAAAAATGACCTTTTTTAATTTGCACAAGGATTAAGCAATTGTCCAAATCCATACCCCCCATTTTGAGTCCATTTGTCACAGGTAGCAGGTAAGCAGGAAAAGGGAAAACCCAATGGGTTAGGGAAAGCACCTAGAAGATTTTTTCGTGTGGGGTATTGACACAATGACCCAATGGGTTAGAATTCAACACATGGCACAGTCGCCATGTAACTGTAAAGGTAAGACACCATGAGTAAAGAAATCTTGATCTACGGCCTCAAGCAAGGCGAAACCCGCGATTACATGGAAGATCTGTTAGCTTGCTTCCAAGTGACAGACAAAGCACAAGACAACATCGAGCGAGTCAAGCAAGCAGCAAGCGCTCAAGGCTTTCACTCGTTCCGCATTGCCGGATTCGTTCCCGGCACCAAACCAAACTTTGCAAAGGCGGTGAATGTATGAAAACGACAACAAGCCCCAAGGTTTTGGAAAACAGCATTTATTGGCAAAAGCAAGTGATCAAGCAAAGCCGCGATCCAAAACAGATCGAACGATGCAAAGCCGCCATTGCAAAACTTGAACGACAACTTAAAGAGGTGACCCAATCATGAAAGCCAAATACTTGATCCAGATTCAAACCAATAACGCTTACATGGGTGCGACTGGTTGGTTCACCGTTCACGGTGCACAAACGAAACCCGCCGCCGATGCGTTGGCCGCCGATTTTAGGCACGCTCGATCTGTCACCGACACCCGCGCCGTGCGCGTCATATCCGCCGTCAAATTCACCGAGGAAAACCGCGCCGTCAATCGCGCTGCGATGAAAGCCTAAACCATGACCCGTGAAACCATCCTCGACATATTGACTGCCGTGTTTATCGGCTTGGCACTGTGCACCCTTGTGCTGCATGGCCTTGATGCCCTTTTTCTGTAACCCGTAACCCTGTAAGGATCAATCATGTTAGATACCGGATATTTCACCATCAGCGACTCAGGTAAACGCAGCCGCCACTTGTCGTTTGAGTTAGCCGCATATACAGCGCACCGCCGTTCAGACATTACCCAAATCGTGGAAGTCGAACGAGTCATTGTCAATGATCAACTGACAACCCGTGAGCGAGACGTCACAAGCCGCGCCCTTGACCTGATTTCAACGCTTGAGGGATAACCCACCTTAAAGCCCTGTTTGGGCTTTGGGGTGTGCATCCCGCCACCGTGTAACCCGTAACCCGTTAAAGGATCAATCATGACTACAACACTTGACACAATCGACACTCTCGAATCATTGCCTGTAAAAATCGACTATGTGGGCCAAACCAAACGCGACCACAATTGGGACTGCGACCAGTGGCGCGTGACTCTTTCGAGTAAGGCAGGGTTTCACTCTTTCGACTATTTCACCGGCTTGGGACTGCGCCACAAACCCAGAACATCATGGGCGACACCAACACCAAAGAAACCCAAAGTTGCGGACGTGTTGCACTCTTTGATCATGGACGCCAGTGCAGCAGATGAAAACTTTCACGACTGGTGCGCGAATTACGGCTATTCGGACGACTCCATAAAAGCCATGAACACTTACAAAGCGTGTTTAGAAATTGCCGTGGCCCTGCGCAAACACTTTTCACCCGACACCCTGCGCCAAGTGCGCGAACTGTTGCAAGACTATTGATGCACCCCACTGACACCCTCGAACTCTTGCGCCTTGAACTGGCGCAAGCCATCACCCAGTGTGAGCGAGTCAGCAGACCCGCTCACATGGTGCGCAACTGCCCAAGCGACACCCAAGCCGAGGATCAGGCTTGGCGCAAACGTCAGAACCTCGAATTCCAAATCAACCAACTGGAGAAAAACCATGCCCCTTGACCTCTTAACCCTTCCCGCTGATGAAGCGGAGCGCATTGCATATACCGAAGGCTTCACGATGGCCGCGCAACTGTTCGCCCGTATCGCAGAACTTGAGGCGCTCAATGAGTCGCTTACCGAGGAACTCGAACAGTGCCAAACCGACCTGTACGTTGCAAAGCGTGAACGCGCATACGGGGGCACCGATTGATAACCGCCATCCTAATTGCACTGGGGGTGGCTATCGCCATTCCCCTGATAGAACGCTTTTTAGACCTTTAACCATAGGACACCCCCACCCATGACCGAAACCCCCCTCAAACCCCTCAAAATCCCTGTTCCCGGCACACTGGCCGAACGGGTCAGGCACACCCTCGACCGCTTGCACCTCGATGACACCCGGGGCGCTGAGTATTTGGGTGTACCCGTCTACACCGTGCGCAAATGGATCACGGGCGAACGTGAGCCGGGCGCTGCTGTCGCCCGTCTGCTCGATGTGCTGGGCATGGTTGAAGCTATGGCCCCGGCGCTTCACGGGTCGTTTATGCCATCGGAATCCGCCCATGTGAAGAAATCCCGAACCAAAAAGGAAACCACATGAACGCACTGGAACATTTTGAAAGCCTCTATGGCGACTTGAATCTATCGCCCGAGGATGCGGCCAAATGGGTCTTTCTATCGGGCTGGAACAGCGCCATGAGCGAAGCCATGAAGCGCGTGAACGCCATGCCCTTTGGCAATGACACCCGGGCATCATTTGCTGTGTATTTCCAGCAGATGATGGTTATCAGTCCCAATGAACTCAAGGAGAAAATGCAATGACCCAATGTAAACACCGCTGGCTGTTGACCCCATCGCCACATCGCACCCAGTACCACTACCAGTGCGCCCGATGTGCCCAAGTGGCATGGGCCACGCTCAAGGAGAATGCAGAATGAAGCTGTGCTCCCGCTGTCAACGTGACCGATTCCCCGAGGGCGGGGTCCAGATGACCCCGGTCAAGTGGATTTGTCAGTCGTGTTGAATCAAGTTCGCACAGCCCAAAAAGTAAAAAAGCCCGGTCAATCCGGGCTTTTCTCATTCGTCCATGTCCGGGGTGTACCCCTTGACCAGTTTGCGCTCTTTGGGTGATAGCGCATAAATCTCATCCCGCTGGCGCTGCTTGGCCCTCAAAATGGCCTTGCGCTGCTCCTCGAACGTGGTCAGGATCGCCGGGTTGATGGCCCACTCTGCTATGTGCCTATGCACTTTCGACCCGTCATCGGTTCGGATCACATATCGGGCCTGCTCCAAATCGCTCATGGTGTCGATGACCAGTTGATCCTTGGCCCAGTCGCTCAGACTGTCAGGCCACTGCCTACGGGCTGACCGCTTGATCTCTGACAAGGTGATCTTGCCCTGCGTGGCGTGCTGGACAATGTGCTCAGTCAACCACTTGTCGAACTCCCTGCCCATGCCCTCATCGAACGCATACCGATACGCTGGCACAAGGTAGGTCTTTGCAAACTCGACAACCCGCTGGGCCACATCGCCCGACACCTGAGTGCTGAACGGCGACTCGATAACGTGCCAGATCAGCATGAGCCGCCCGACTGTACCCTCCAGCTTACCGAAGGCTGTCATGAACACGGGGCCACTGTGCAGCAGCACCTCGTCTTGCACCTTCTCGTTGTACCAGTATTGGAACTCCCGGTAAACGGCGAACGCCTCGGGGGACAACTTGTAGACCTGCGCTGGCAGGCTGTACGCTAGGCGCATCACGCTTTCCCACGCCGCTGTGTTGACCATGAAGTCCGGCAGAGGCTGACCCACGCCCCAGTTACGATCTCGCAGCATCACGGGGATGAAGCGTTGCAGCAGGCCGTCAGCGGCCAGTGACCGGCTGTTGTCCCGGAACACCTGCGGCTGCACGTTGCCGTAGATGCCCACGGCGAAGTTCTCGGCAAGGATAGACCCAGCGCCCACCCGGTCCATCTTGTAGTAATCGGCCTCATAGGCCACGACCCACGCTGATCGGTCATCCCCGCTTGACCTGTCGGTCATCTTGCCGATCCATCCGTTCATCTCGTCCAGCACACACAAAAGACCCCGAGGGTTATCCGCAGCGTCACGCACCAGTTTCTGGCTGGTCACATCGGCTGTGACGATCTTTAGCGGTGCTGGTCGCTGGGCCAGATCGGGCACTGATGGGGCCAGATCGCCACCGAGCAGGGCGTCAGGGCTGGCTGACCACTCAAGGAAGGACTTTTTGGCGCTGTTGTAAGCTGCCTCCTTGCCCTCCCAATCAAGTGCTGCTTTGCTGTACCTCGGGGTGTCCTCCATCTCCAAGTAACGCAGCGTGGTGAACATGGGCTTAGACGCCGGGGACTTCTTGAGAGACGGCTTGCCAATCGTCATGACCCACAGCACCGGGGGCACTTGATAGCGGGGCATGAGTTCCAGCCGTGACCGTGCGTCAATGGCCCCGCAGACAGCGGCCAATCCAGCGAACAAAGGGACCAAAGGGTCGCTACCCATCTCGCTTCCTATTTGCAGCGCACGATCTCGCAGCACCGTGGGAAAAAGGTCCATGTTCACATCGGGTGCGCTGATGCGAAACCCCTCGATCAACTGGTCAGGGGTAACTGTGGGAGCCTCCACGGCGCTGAACAACTCGGACGCATCGGGCAGGGGTCTGCTCCAGCCGTGCTGCTTGGCGATGTGAAAGAGTGTCCCCAACTTGACAGCGGTGGCCTTGTCAGGCTTGAAGCTGATCCACTGGGTCAAGATCTCGCGCTCACCGGGGTACTTGGTCTGGGCCGTGGCGCTCCACTCGTTCCACAGCGCCAGTGCCTGCTCAAGCTGGTCTGTCTGTGTGCCTGCCCAGTGCAGCGCCATGCCGATGCCCACCCACTCGTCACGGGTGCACTCAGCGGGGACTGCATCGAGTGCTTGCCTGATCTCCTCCCACGAGGCGTCAACTGCCCCGTCCGTGGTGATGGTGCGCTCCTTGTCCTGCGTGAGCAGGGACTGCCAGATGTCCAGCAGGCTCTGCGGTAT